GCCCCAACCGCCGGACCCGGCGACCGCCCCGGACCCGGCCGCTGAACCGGACCGTGAGACGTTGAAAATCGTCGCGGCCGCCACCGGCCTGACTGTCGCCGAAATCCGTGTGAACTTGAGTCTGGTGGACGCAACCCCGCCGGCCGCTGATCTGGCGAACACGGTGCGGGTGAATGCGTCGTACACCCCGGCGACCCTGGCTGCGCAGCTGACGTCGACGTTGAAAAACTCTGCTAGTGCGGAGTTGCGGGCGGTGGCCGCCGAAGCGTTGGCCGCGGATTCGCCGCTGCTGCGGGACTACGCGCTGGCCCAGTCCTACGACGCCGCCGCCCTGCAAAACCATGCAGCGCTCACCGCCGCGAACAACAGCGACGAGCCGCTGGAGAAGACCTGGATTTGTACACTCGATGGGCGCACAAGACCTTCGCATTACCGGGCAGACGGATTGCGCGTGCCTATCGACGGCAAGTTCCCGGTCGGCCGGGCGCAAATGGATTTCCCCGGGGATCGTTCCGCACCGCCGGAGGAATGGAAGAACTGCGTTGTCGGCTCAACCCAGGTCGCTTGGCCTGGGCAGGACGTACTGCAAGCGACGCTGCGGCGCCATAGGGGCACGTTCGTAGATCTCGTCACGGCTGATGGGCGCAAGCTGACCATTACCGCGAACCACAAAGTGCTGACCCCCGCCGGGTACGTCACGGCTGACAGCCTGCGCCCAGGCGACGAGGTGATCGGCAGCAGCAGCTCCGACGTTCCACAGGTAGGCGACGTGCCACCCCGCATCGAAGAGGTTTACCGCGCGTTGAGCGAAGTTCGGGAACCGCAGCGGGTGGTAGCGGGCGCAATGGACTTCCACGGCGACATTACCGAAGGCGACGTAGTCGAGGTTGTAGGGACCGACCGCGACCTGGGGGGCGAAGTCGACGAACGCAGCGATGTTCTCCAGTGGGCTACGGGCACTCAGAGTGCGCGCTCTGGTTTGGGCGCGGCTGTAGTTGGCGATCTGGGACTGGGCGTTGGAAGTCATCTCAAAAGGCTGGCGTTGGCTTCGGCGAGCGGCATGAGCGGCCTGCGCGTTGGCGAGCCGTTCGTCGGGGCTCATCTTGGCCATTCGGCGGAAATTGGCCTCGGACCTAGTGCGGATGTGGAACCCAGCTTCTTTGAGGTTGCGAACGGCGGTGGGGCGGCTGACTCCGAGGACGCTCGCCATCTCTTTCACGCTCATGCCGCTGGCATGAAGCCTGTCGAGTTGTCCGCGGTCAAGATCTATTCGGCGAGTCATGACGTGTACAACCTTTCGACAACACAGGAATGGTTCATCGGCAATGGTATCGCGGTGCATAACTGCCGGTGTCGTGTCGGTGTGTTGGCCCCTGATGAGGACATTCCCGACGAGTTGGACCGGCACACTGAACGCCTTGATGGCCGGGATTCGGTGGTGGTGAATCGGGATGGTCGCACCCAGGAAGAGGAAATTAGGCGGCGCGCCGCCCAAGGTGAAACCCGTGCCCGTGATGAACGCGGCCGGACCGCTTCCGGCGAACCCGCACTAGCAGGAGGAGTTATGGATACGTTCCGCACGTTCACCGATTCGGTGATCGGCCTGGTCGGTCAACCCACCTCGGATGGGCGGATGCTCGCGGCCGGGATTGATCTGACGTTCAGGGCGTTCCCGTTGCCGCTGATGTGGTGCCGGCAATCCAAGGAAGGCCACTCCGACTCCTTCACGGTGGGTGTCATTGAGTCGGCCCGGGTTGAGGGTGACCGGGTGTTGGCGTCGGGGTACATGTTGAACAGTGTTGAGGCGGATGAGGCGGCGGCGCAGCTGGCTCACGGTGTGACGTCCCCATCGGTGGATTTGGCGGCCGCGGAGTGGACGTACACCGATGAGAACGGTGTGGTGGTTGATGAGCAGGATTTGTGGGATCGGGTTGATGCCGGCCTGCCGGTGTTGACGACGTTCACCGCCGCGGAGCTGATCGGGACAACCCTGGTGGCGACGGCGGCGTTCGGGGACACCTCGGTGTCGTTGAACCCGGAGCGTGAGTCCCGTGATGTCGCCTTGGTGGCTGGTGCGGCCGACGATTTCCGGCCCCCGACGTATGACCACCGCCTCTTTGATAACCCGAACCTGTCGGGGCCGACGTTGCCGACGATGGGTGAGGACGGCCGGATCTACGGGCACTTGGCGGTGTTCGGTCAGTGCCATCGCAGCATTCAGACGGAGTGTGTGTTGGTGCCGCGTTCCCCGTCGGGGTACGGGCATTTCCACACGTCGCCGGCGTTGCGTTTGGATGACGGTTCGCGGCTGCCGGTGGGCCGTCTCACGGTGGGCACAGGACACGCAGACCCACGCCTGGGGGCGTCACCGGCAGCCGCGCACTACGACAACACCGGCTCCTGCTTTGGCCTTGTCAGGGTTGGTGAGGATGAGCATGGGGTGTGGTTCTCCGGTGTGGCTGCGCCGTGGGCGACTGCGGATCAGATCGCCCAAGGGATCGCGTCGCCGCTCAGTGGTGATTGGCGTGACTTCGGTCAGGGTTTGGATTTGGTGGCCGCGCTGGCGGTGAACACGCCGGGGTTCGCCGCCCGTGGCCGTGATGATGATCAGGGCCGGCCGATTGCGTTGGTGGCGTCGATGGGGCCGTCGCGGGGGAACCTTCGCCGCACGGGTATGTCGGTGGAGGATGTGAAGGCTGCGGTGCGGGCGGTGTTGTCGGAGCAGGCTGCTGCTGATGCTGCGGCCCGGGTGTCCGCTGCGGAGGCGGTGCGCCGCGATGAGGTGTTGAGTCGGGCGCGTGACGCGGTGGGTGAGCCGTTGGCGCCGGCGCAGCGGATCGCGCAGATGTTGGGGCGGCGCTAAATGTGTGGGTGTCGGAAGAACCGGGTGGCGGACGGGAATCGGATCCTCGGGTTTGAGGTGACGTTGCCGAACGGCACAGTGATGCCGTCCCTGTTTTTGACAGTGGCCGAAGCCCGTGCCGAGGTGCGCCGTGCCGGTGGCGGGACGATCCGCCAGAAAACGAAGCCGCAGATAACCTAACTCGTTCGTTCGCTTTATTTTCGGGCAAACGTGCAACTTTGGCGCACTGCGGCCTCCGCCACACCGTCCCGCCCAAGCCGTTGCACGCCTTGTTTCTAGCGTTCGGGGTGTAGAGAGTCCTGCTGAGCTACGTGCCGGGGATCCGCTCAACGAAAACGAATTAAACCGTTGACCGTTTGCTATCCACGCCAAGGAGCGAAACCCGATATGAGTAAGTTTGATCTTCCCGAGCAGCTGCCCACCGTGGCCGCCGAGCTTGACGAGCTGGCCCAGCAGGCCCGCGCCGAGATCGGCGTGTTCCAGGCCCGCGTCACCGCCGCCGACGACCTCAACCCCGCCGACGTGGAACGGTTGCAATACCTCCTCGACGGCCTCGACACCGTGACCGACAAGTCCCGGCAGATCGCCGACGCCGAAAAGTCCACCGCCGAACGCCTCGGCGGACTCCTCAACCGGGCCACCACCGCCACCACCCCGGCAGCCGTCGAGGTGGCACCGGAAGAAGTCGAGGTCGAAGAAGTTGAGGTCGACGAAGTCGCCGACCCCGAACTGATCACCGAAATCGCCGAGCCCGTCATGGCCGCAGCCACCACTAAGCCGGTCACCTTCGCCGGTGCCGGTGTGACCGCCGCCCCCGCCCAAGACACCGGTCCCGGCTGGGAAATGGTTCCCGGCGCCCCCGGCTACCGCCCCGGCAAGATCGGGTTCAAGGAGATGGGTGCGGCACTTGACGCGGTGCGGGGAACCTCCGCACGGGTCTCCCCGAACCGCTCCGATGTGCGCCAGTCCGCCGCCCGCGGCCTGGCTCAGCTGTCCCGGCAGATGAACGTCGTGCAGGACTCCCACGAACTCGTCCGCGAGATCGAGCGGGTCACCACCGAGATCCCCGGCCACGGCAAGGTCACCGCGCAAGCTTTGACCGCAGCCGGTGGTTGGTGCGCACCGTCCGAGCAGATCTACACCTTCTGCGACGTGCCGGCTGCCACCGACCTGATCTCCCTGCCGGAGATCGCCATCAACCGTGGCGGCATCCGCTGGCCCGTCGAGCCCGACCTCAGCGGAATCTTCGACAGCTTCGAGTTCTTCTTCACCGAAACCGACCTCGAGGCGACCGACGCCACGGGCAACCCCACCGCGATCAAGCATTGCGTCGAGGTGCCCTGCCCGGACGAGTTCGAGGAGTTGCGCCTCAACGCGGTCGGTTACTGCGTCGAAGCGGGGATCCTCCAAAAGCAGGGCTGGCCGGAAAGCATCGAGTGGTTCCTGCGCAGCCTGACGCAGGAGCATTTCCGGGCGTTGTCGCGTCGGACGATCCTCGACATGGTGGCCGGTTCCGACGCCAAGGTCATCACCGCCGATCAGGTCAACGCCACCAGCTCGGTCCTCAACGCGATCAGCCTGATGGCGACGAACCTGCGCCTCGACCGCGGCCTGTCACGTAACGCCACCATTGAGGGTGTTGCCCCGTCCTGGCTGATGGAGGTGTTGCGCGCGGATCTGGCGATGATGGGTTGCGGCGGCGGCGGTTACGCCGTGACCGACGCCCAGATCAACGACTGGCTGACCGCCCGCGGTATCGCGCTCCAGTTCGTGTCCGATTGGCAGACCCGCGGTGTGGGTCAGCCGGGCCACCTGGATACCGTGGCGTGGCCGTCGACCGTGCAGATCCTGCTGTACCCGGCCGGCACCTGGTTCCGCAGCCTGTCGAACATCATCGAGGTCGGGGTGCTTTACCCGAAGGAGCAGTTGCAGATCAACCGCTACACGGAATATTTCACCGAGGATGCGATCGCGGTGGGTAAGCGGTGCAACCGGTCGCTGCTGGTGGACATCCCGATCTGTGTCACGGGTGGCCGCGGCGATTCCGTCGCCATCACCTGCCCCTAATCGGGTCCAGAGACGAGAGCGGTGGCATGGGCACAACGAGGCCGTCCGTGCCACCGCCCTCCCCCCGAAACCAAAGGAGTAGCCGGTGACCACACCATTCGCGAACCTGTATCCGACTGAGCCGTATCAGCCGGTCGATGAGTCGCTGTACGACCCGGCCGGAACACCCCCGTCTGGGGAATCGTTGTACAACCCCGCCCAGGTGGGTGACCGGTTCTCCGCAGTGTTCGTCCCGCCCGCATCACTCGCACCTAAGGGTGTGTTCGATGCGGTGACGTGGATTCAGAACGGCACCACCCCGTTGCGGTTCCTCGACGGGATGAGCATTCGGCAGTCGAATGTCGGGTTGGATTCGCAGGTCGGTGTGTGGGGTTCGGACTGGTGTGATGACCTCGACACCGAATCGAAGGTCAAGGAGCGCCCTGACGCGGTCCTCACCGACGTCGCCCCGATCACGGTTTACGCCTACGACTCCAACCAGTGCGGGGATCTGACCCAGGGATCAAGGGATGAGGTTCGCGCTCGCGCCCAGCAGGCAATGCTGTTGGGTGAACAGACCGCCGTCGAGCGGTCGCTGGCGGAACGATTCAAAGCCGAGGCACCCAACGCCGGCACCGCCGCCACGGTTATTGAGGCGGTGTCGATCCTCGAGACCGCTCTCGCGAAGGCCGGGGTCACCGGCTACATCCACGCATCCCCGAAGTGGGCGGCCTACCTGGCTGATGGGGCGCGGCTGTCCAACGGCGGCACCTCCCCGATGGGGCACCGCTGGGTGTTCGGCAACGGGTACACCGACATATTGGGCGACACCCTGGTTGCGACGACCGACCTGTTCGGGTGGCGCGGCCCTTTGGCGGTCCGAGACACCATCCAATACGACCAAAACCGATACGTCGTCGTTGTCGAACGGTCGCTGCTCATCGCCTACGAGGCCGCAGTCGCCGCGGTCACCGTCACCCCCGCATAAAAGGAGAACAACGTCATGCCCGCTGGAATCGAAGCCGTGGTCGAGGACGGGTTCACCACCCTCGACTTTGTAGATCGCTCCCTCGTCGGCCCCGCCCTGGAAACCCTGCGCCTCGCCGGATCCAAGGTGTCGAAAGTGACCAGGGTCGGCCCCCGCACCCAGTACCGGCTGACCGAGGCTGACGCCGTCGCCGCCGGTCTCCTCGACGCCGCCACCGTGCGCCCCGAAGCGTTGGCCTACGGCGACACCGGTTACGCCGAAGATCTGGAGTCCGTGGGCAACGCAGGCGCCCGCCCCCACCGGCCCACCGTGCGCGGCAACGCCTACGTCGGGAAAACCCCGGCCGCTGACGTGATGGCCGTCCCCGGTCCGTCGACCACCGTCAACGGTTCGGTGCCCGATGACCGGGTCGTGCCCCCGCTGCACGAGGAAGTCATCGACACCGTCGGTGAAACAACCATCCATTCGCCGCAGCCGCAGCGCCCGCCCGCGGCCGGTGACGGCGGATCGTCCACCCCGCCGCCGGTGGTGCCCGCCCCGCTGCCCGCAGTCGACCCCGTGTCCCACGCAACCACCCAGCCCGCACCCGCCGGCGGCACCCCGAACGAGGACTGGACGAACGCGGAGATCAAGGCATACGCCGACGCCAACGGCATCGACCTTGATGGCGCCACGAAGAAGTCCGACATGCTCGCCGCGATCGAGCTGGCGAGCTAGAAGGTTTGCACGGCTGCCCTATTCACTAGAGACAGCCTCGACAGAAGATCGAAACAGAACTTAGGAGGTAGCGGCGAATGTCCGTTTTCCCAGTTGTAAGAGGCCTTCGCCTTCGCGCGACGCGCATTAACTCGTGCGGGCTGCCTATCGGTGGCGAGGCCAACCGGCTGGTCACTGACGGCTTCGTGGCCGTGGAGCTGGTGCCGGTCATGAAGGACGCCAAGGAGTTGGAGCAGGAGAACGCCGAGGGTTCGGTGTGCGTGTCTGATCGCACCCCGCCGACCCGCAAGTATTACGACGTCACCGTGGAGCTGTGCCAGGTCAACACCGGCCTGATCAGTATGTTCAACGGGTGGTCGCAGGTTCTCGACTACGCCAACAACAGCGTGGGCATTGAGGACGACGAGGACGTCGACTCCGATTACGGTGTGGCCCTTGAGGTGTGGACCGGTGGCCGTTCCGACGACGACTGCCCCGCCCCCGAGTCCGACGACGTGTTCGCCTCCACCAGCTCCGGTAAGGGCTACGGCTACCTGCTGTTCGGTGCCTCCGAGTTCACCCTCGGCAACGTCAAGGTTGATGCGAACATCTCGACGTTCACCCTGACGGGTCGCTCGATCGCCCTGTCGCAGTGGGGTCGCGGACCGTACAACGTGGTCCCGGTCGATGAGGCCAACACGGCTGGCCGTCTCCTCAAGCCGCTGGGCCGGGATGCTCATTACCACCTTCAGCGCACGACGATCGCCCCGCCGCCGGTCACTCCTGGTGCCAACCCGGTTCCGCTGGACATCACGGGCACGTTCGTTGCCCCGAACTACTACTTCGGTGGCCCGACCGGTCAGCCGGCGGTGGATGTTGCCCCGGAGCAGCTGATCCCGCTCGCCGCCTCCGTGGCCGCCTGATCCGGGGTCTGTGATGGCGAACAGCAAGGTCGCAATCGGTGAGACCGTGGTGGTTGAGGGCAGCCTCAGCCCGGCGGTGGGTTACCTCAAGCGCGGCGAGAAGGCCGAGGTGGCGTACTCCGAGAATGTGGCGGATCTGCACCGCAAGGGGTTCATCGTCGTGAAGGGTAAGCCGTCGGCGAATCCGGTGACGCCGGGTGTGCCGGTGGCCCCGGATCAGACGATCCCCTCCGTGTCGTTTGAGAAGCCGGATCAGACGGTTCCGTCGGTTCCGTCGGGCACGAACCAGGATCTGGTGGATGCGGCGCCGCCCGCACCGGCGGGGAACCCGGTCACCCCTACGGTGCCGCAGGGCACCGATCAGGGTCTGGTTGAGGCCACCCCGGTGGCACCGGAGCCCGCACCGGAGCCCAATCCCGATGTGGATAACGGTCTGGTCGAGGTCGCTAACCCCGACGTGGACAACAGCCTGGTCGATGTCAACGCCAAACCGGCGTCGGCGACTACCCGCACTACCGCCAAGAAGTAGTTCGCTGCCCGTCACGGGCATGAGAAAGCCTCACCGGGCCCCTTCCTCCGGTGGGGCTTTTCTCATGTCTGGGCTGCGCACTGTGTCCCGCTAGCCTCGCTGTTATGACGTGCAATTGGCCGGTCGACGATGGCTGTTTGCCCGCACTGCCCGCCGAGGACGACCCCGCCTACCCCGCAGCCGTCGCTGCCCGCCAGGCCGCCATAGAGCTGGCCACCCAAGTGCTGTGGGCGCTTTCCGGCAGGCAGTACGGTCAATGCGAAGCGTTAGTCCGCCCCTGCCCCACGGGTGCCTGTGGTGGGACGGTTCGCCAAGGTTCGCCGTGGGACCAGACCGTCGCACCGATGATGCCGACGTACCAGGGTGGGCAGTGGTCGAACGTGTCGTGCGGCTGCCCCACGGGGCGCTGTAACGCCGCCGGCCCGCGGGCGGTGCATCTGCCCGGCCCGGTCGGCCCTATCGTCACCGTGACGATTGACGACGTGGTGCAAGACCCGTCGGAGTACATCCTCGAGGGTGACATTCTGTACCGGAAGTACGGTGATTGGCCGGGGCAGGATTACAACCGCCCGCTCGGTGAGGACGGCACCTGGTCGGTGCTGTATCTGCGGGGTCAGCCCGTGCCCGCCGGGGTGGGTTCCTTTGTCGGGCAGTTGGCGAAGGAGTTTTTGGCGGCGTGCTCCGGTGACCAGTGCCGGCTGCCGCGGAATGTGGTGTCGACGACGAGTCGTGGTGTGTCTCGGCAGTTCGATCCGTCGCAGATTTACGCGAACGGCAAGACCGGGCTGTCGGAGATCGACTTGTGGTTGGCTGCGGTGAATCCGCACGCCATCATGCAAGCGCCGAGGGTCATCTAGTGACGTCGCCGGGGTGTGTGGATCCGGCTTCCGACGTCATCACCGCGGTGATGAACGCCCTCAAAGCCGTCTACGCCGCCGACTCGGCGTGCCCCCCGCTGGGCGGCACCACCGACAAGGTGTCGTTCTTCGCCGCCGACATGGCCCCGCTCGACGAGATCCATTGCGCTAACCCGCTGCTGTGGGTTCGGCTCGCCGGCCGCCACCGCTCCATCGTGTTCCCTGAAATGTCGATCGCGGCGTCGCCGTGCGGCGCCCTCGACGTGATCGTTTTGGAGATCGGGGTGGCGCGCTGCGCCGACCTCGACCCCAGCTTCAAAGCCAAAGCCACCGAGGCCGAAGTCGCATTAGACGACACCTGGCGGCTATCGAGGGCGTTATGCATGGTGTCCGGGCAGCTCAAAACCGACCACCAGGTCGGTTACGACAGCATTGTGCCGTTCGGCCCGGAGGGCGGGGTCATTGCTTGGACCGCCCTGGTCTACATCTCGGTTTGACACCCTCGGGCGATGACACTCCTGCTGACGCTCATCGCGTGTATCGGTGTTCTTTACTTCGTCGCGGCGGTGCTGTTCCCGTAGCCGGTTGTTGCACCCTGCGGTGGGATTGTCGGCTTGTTCGTCCGACCGTTGAAAGGCCTCGAAATGAGTAAGACCGCCGTACCTGAAACCGCCCCCGCCGCCGCACCGCCGGCTGTGGAGGAGCCTGTCTTCGATCCCGGGTGGGAGCATCAGCGCATCACCTTCGCCGGTGATGAGTTGGCGGTCCGCGCCCCCACCACCCAAGCCTTGACCGGCTACTCGCTGGCGTCATCGAAGTACGTTCCCAACGAGGTGCGCAACGACATGACGGGGCTGTTCATCGTCACCCACCTCGGCCCTGAGTCCTACGGGCGGGTCATCGCCCGGATGATGGACGGCGACGACAGCGAGTACACGGTCGACACCGTGGGAACGTTGATGCGGGAGATCGTTCTCCTGGCTACGGCTGCGAAGGTCAACGAGAGCGCGGATGTCTGACGGGAGTTTCAACCTCGACGAGTCGGCGCTGAACACGCAGATTCGGTCGATTGGTCGGGCCCGTATGGCGTCGTTGCAGCGCCGTATCGCCAACCAGGCCCGCCAGGACGTGCCAGTCAAAACCGGCAACCTGGGCCGCTCTGTGGGTGAGGGGAAGATCGGGTTCTCCGGGCCCCGCACCGTCACCGGGAGTGTGTATGCGGCAGCGAGGTATGCGGCCGCGGTTCATGAGGGGCGGCGTGCCCGAGTGATCGTTCCGGTGCGGGCGCAGGCGCTGAAGTTCCAGATCGGGGGCCGCACGGTGTTCGCGAAGATCGTGCGTCAAGGCCCGGTGAAGGGCCGCCCGTTCCTGCGGAACGCGGCAACACGCATCGCCTCGCAGGAGAAGTAGCCGCACCCCGCACGGCTAATTTTGCTCTGTGACAACCCCTGTCGGCTCAATCAAGGTCGACCTCGTTATCGACGGCTCAAAAGCCGACGATCAGGTCACTAAGGCGGTCACGAAGGCTGTTAAGCCGGCGATCGCTGAGGTTGAGAGGCTCGGCACCGCGTTCGGCAAGGTCGGTCAGGACTCCGGGGTTGATCGGATCTCTGGGCAGCTGCGGGACGTTGAGCGGGCCAGCAGCGATTTAGGTGCCTCGCTGAGTAAGGCGTTTGATCTGAAGCCGGCGATGACGCGGGCTGAGGGTGCGGTTGACCGTTCGGTGTCGAACATGCGGTCGTCGCTGAAGAGCATTGATTCTGGTGTCAGCGGTATTGCGGTTGCGGCGAAGCTGCGACCGGAGTTGGAGCGGGCCGAGCAGGTCGTCGACAGCTCCGTTGACTCGATGAGCGCGAAGCTTGCCAACATCAGTGTGGGGATTGCTGGGGCGTTTGGTGGGATCGCTCAGGAGATCAGCGGGGCGGGTGCGGCTGCGGCTGCGGCGGGTGCTGCGGCGGGTGCCGGGTTCGTGTCGGGGTTCGGCGGTCCTATCGCGGCTCTGGGTTCTGCGGCCGGGCCGGTCGGTATCGCGTTGGCGGCAACAGCCGGGATCGGTCTGCTCGCGGGTAAGGCGCTTGCCGACGCCGTGTTTGACGGCATGGGGCAACTCAACGACCAAGCCAACGTCGCGGCGAAGATGGGGTTGACCCCGGAGCAGATGGCCCCCTTGGGCGCGGCGGCATCGGAGGCTTACGCGCAGGGCTTCGGGGAGTCCGTCAACGCCAACATGGACACGATCCGTGCGGCGGTCCAGGGCGGGATACTTGACCCCAACGCCAATGCGGCGGACGTGGAGAAGATCGTCGCGCAGCTGAACACCGTGGCCACGGTGACGGGGGAGGAGATCCCGGCTGCGGTCCGCACGGCGCAGCAGGCGGTCCGCACCGGCCTGGCCACCGATGTGACTGGGGCATTAGACCTCATCACCCGTGCGCAGCAGCAGGGCTTGAATGTCAGCGGTGATCTGTTCGACACGATCAACGAATACGGCACCCAATTCAGGAAGTTGGGGCTTGATGGGGCTGATGCTTTCGGGTTGATTTCCCAGTTAGTGAAGGGCGGTGCCCGCGACACCGATGTGGCCGCCGACGCCATCAAGGAGTTCTCCATCCGGGCGATCGACGGGTCGAAGCTGACGACGGCCGCCTACGAGAACCTGGGCTTGTCGGCGAAGGCCACCACAGATGCGTTCGCGGCGGGCGGCGACACCGCCAAGAACAAGTTTCAGGAGGTCATTGACCGCATCGCCGGGATTGCTGATCCGGCTCAGCGGGCGCAGATTCAGGTGGCGTTGTTCGGCACGCAGGCCGAGGATCTCGGCAACTCCCTGAACAACCTGAACCTGTCTAGTGCGAAGGCTCAGTTCGGTGAGGTTGGTGGGGCTGCGCAGAAGGCGTCCGACACGTTGAGTAATACTGCGGCGGCGCAGTGGGAGTCGGCGAAGCGCACCATTGAGACTGCTGCGAACAGCGTGAAGATGGCGTTGGCGGAAGTCGCTACGCCGGCGTTGAAGGCGCTCGGCGACTGGGTGATCGCCAACCGGGCGGGCATCACTGACTTCTTCTTCGCTATCGCCAGTGCTGCGGTCACCAGCGTCGACGTTATCGGCGACGTCATGGGTGGCCTGCTCAAGACGCTGGGCCAGGTGGTCGGCGGGTTCGGCAACGTCCAGGGCGCGGTCCTCAAGTTCCAGGCGTGGCAAGCCGAAGTCAGAGGCGACACCGAGACCGCCAACGAGCTGCGTCGCCAGTCCGAGGAGGCGTTCAAGCTCGGCGAGGGTATCTACGCCGCTGGCGATGCAATGGGGAGCTTTGACGGCACCGCCATGCATCAGGCGTTGGATGCTGCGGCGGAGAAGGCGCGGGGTGCGGCGGGGGAGACCGCCGGGTTCGGCACCGAGCTAGGGAAGCTCCCCACCGACGGGGTGAACGTGCCGCTCGCGGTAACGGGCATTCCCGAGGCGTCGACCGAGATGGACGCTTTCTTCGCCAGGTACCGCGAACTCAAGGTGGGCGTCGAACTTGGGGACACGGCGGCATTCGGCGTTGACACTGGGGGACTGCTAGGCGCTGGGGTCGATGCGTCAGGGTTCGACGGTTCAGCGCGGGACTTCGCGCACAACGTGATGATGCCGATCTGGGAGCAGCAGGGCTTCACGACCGGGGATCATCCCGACCCGCTACCAGGCGGCATCAAATACGGCGAGCACCAGAACGGTGCCGTCGATGTCATGGTGGACAGCATCGCCGAGGGCCAGAAGGTTCTCGCGCAGGCGATACGCGACCCCAACGCCTACGGCATCATCTTCAACAACCAGACCTACGGCTACGGCAACGACAAGAACAGCCCGCAGCCCTACAGCGCCGGTAACACCGGCGACCCGACGCAGGATCACCAAGACCACGTCCATATCTGGTACAAGCCGACAGACCTGCCGCCGGGCATGTCTATGCCGACTGTTCCCGCTGGGTTGGGTGCTGCTGCGGGTGTTCCGCTGGCCATCCCGCCCGGTGGCGTCCCGCTAGCCCTGCCACCCGCACCACCCCCACCACCAGGCATGCCACCCGCCCCCACACCGGCACCCGGAACACCCCCAACGCCGGCGCCGGGCAGCATCTTCGTACCCACCACACCGACCACACCCGGCGCCACCACCACGGCGCCCGCGGTGGCACCCCCACCCGTCCCCACCGTTACCGTCCCCCAGCAGACCGTGGCCGTCGTCCCACTCACCACCCCAACATCCGGGGATCCCGTACAAGACGCCATCCAAGGCCAACTCGACAACCTCAACAACACTATTCGGGCGTCCGATGCCTCCAAAGCCGTCACCGACGCCGCACAGAACATCGCCGACGCCCAGGCCGACGTCGAGACTGCGCGGATCGCCCGCGACGCCGCGCTCATCGACACGACCAAAACCAACGAAGAAAAAGCCAAAGCCGAACAGGAATACCAGGACTCCCTCAAAGACCTCACCAAAGCGCAGAACGACCAGGCTGAGGTTCTCCAAGGGCAGGAACGCACCAACCTCCAAGACCAACTCACCAACCGCCGCAACCAAACCACCAAAGCCAAACCCTTCGACTACGACTCCCTACCAATGGGCGACCCAAGCCGCGCGGCAGCCGCAGCCCTATCCTCATTAGGCGCAAAGCCCCAAGACATCGCCGCCATACTCGGCGGCGCCAACCCACTAGGCGCCGCGGCCGCCCCGATCAGTGCCGCAGCCGGAGCCGCCGGCGGACCGCTCGGCGGAGTCCTCGGCGGTGTGGTCGCAGACGCCCTATCCGTTCCGCTACCCGGCCCAATGGGCTACCAGTCCACCCCCACCGCACCATCCAGCGACCTCAACAAGCTTGTGCAGGAACGCAACCCGCTGGCGTTAGCCCAAGCCGCCGGCATTGACGTCCCCGACTACACCCGCCAAGGCGGCGGCGGCGGTGAGGTGCAACAGGGCAACCCCGCAACCGACGCCAACGGCCGCATCTACAGCGACACCGCCGCCCTCATCGACCGAACCTTCACCAACCTCGACGCCTCGGAGCGGGCCCGCCACGACCAGACGATGGCGGTCCTCAACGAGATCAAGGCCAGCCTGGGCCAAGATGTTTTCGGGCCCGCCGTCGCAGACGCAACTACCACAGCGTTGGAGGGTGTCGCCGCTCAGATCGGTGAGTCGATGGGTCAGGCAGCTGCGCCGCCTATCGCCGCCGCTGTGAAGGCAGCAGTACCAGCGGACACCGGCAGTAGTGGTGGTGGTGCTGGCGGGATCGTGGGGGCAATCGGCGGGATCGTGGGGCTGCCAGGTATGGCCGCCGGCGGGTCGGTGACCGGCGGCACACCCGGTAAGGACTCCGTCCCCGCCATGCTGATGCCCGGTGAATTCGTGTTGACCACCGCCGAGGTGCAGCGGTTGGGTGGGTTCGCCGGGGTGGAGCGGTTCCGCTCCGCGCTGGGCCGCAGCGGCGGGATGCGCTACTACGCGGCAGGTGGCAACGTCGGCGGCAAAGACGGCACCAAGTCCGTCGGCGGCGACTTCTTCGGAATTTCCGAGGTGCCCGTCATCGGCGGGATCATCAACCTGCTCATCAATGTGCTGCTGAAAATCATCGGTGTTCAGATCGAGCAACGCGACACGTTGATGCAAATGTCTGCGGAGGCGCGGGCGTTCCGCGGCGCCGAGTTCAGGGCATTCGACGCCGTCGGACGCATCTACAACGACACCACAGGGCTCACTGACCGGTCCTCGACCAGTGACCAGGAAGCCGCCGACGAACGCATCCGCATCTTGAAGCTGGTCATCGATGGCATCATCAAGTTTGTCATCGAGAAGGTGGTAGTCCCCATCTCCAAGGCGGTGGCCAACACCGTCATCCAAGCCGGGGCTGGGGCTGCGTCCGGGGCGCTCAACACGGTGGCTCCGGGCGCGGGGAACATCGTCGGATCCCTCATCACGAGTGCCGGCCAGGTTGGGGTGGACGTCGGGGCCGACGTCTACACCGTGCTAGCCGAGTCCATCGCCTCCCTGGTCATCGACACCATCGGCGAAGCCCTATCAAGCTCAGACTTGGGTAACGCACTGTTCGGCGGCGGGTCCGCGGCGGTGATCGACCCCATCGCCGGCGGGCTCAGCGGGTCCATCGGCGGCATCACCGCCGGGCTGTCCTCCATCACCGCGATGCTGGCCAGCCTGTTCGGTGCGGCCAGCTTCGACACCGGCGGGTTGGCAACCGGTGTCGGGTTCATGCCCAAAGCCACCATCCAACCGGAGCGGGTGCTGTCCCCCACCCAAACCCGGGCATTCGACCGGCTCGTCGCCACCCTCGAGCGCGGCACCCCCACCGGCCAATCCAGAACCATCATCAACGCCCCGTTTACTGTCAACGGCGACGAGCAGGGCGCACGGATTGTCCACGACCGCCTACTGGCGCTGACCTCATGACCGGAAGGAGGCGGTTCCTTTGACCTTCAGAGGGTTTTTCTCAATTGACGGCCGAGAGTTCGCGAACTCATCACGCGTATCGGCGCACCTGGGCCGGTCCACCCCCACCCAAGATTTGGAGGCGTTTGGCAGACCGGACTACGGGCTGACCGAGGTGTCCCGCGGACTGTTCGCCATCCCGTCGGACTGCCAAGAAACCGTCCCCGGTGGGCTGTTCACCCCGCCCACCGGGGCGCAACAAGTGTCCCAAGGGTTGAACATCGTCACCGACGACTGCGGCCTCACCGAAGTCAGCGATCTTCTTTACGCCATCCCCTCGGAGTCCATCGAAGTCAGTCAAGGGCTGTTCACCCCGCCTTACGGATCCCGCAGGGCCACCCCCGGCCTGATGCTCGTCGACCGCCGCTGCGCCGAGGCGTCGAAACTCTGCGGGTGCCGCCTCAACGTCGAAGTCGACGACAGTTGGGTGGGGCTGCAATACTTCCTCGGCCACACCGCCTACCACCCCGAACTGGCCCCCTGGTACAACTCCGTGTTCCCCGAGTCCTCCGAGTTCGGCGGGGTGTGGGTCGTCAAAGTCGACGGCCTCGACACCACCCCCGTATCGCGGAAAGTCACCGAGAACGCCGGCTCCGGTGCGGTCCCCGGGTTGCACCGCGACACCTCCCGCACCATCACCTTCGAGGCGGTCCTCGTGGCCTGCACATCCGCCGGGTTGCAGTACGGGCTGGGGTGGTTGTCCTGCCAGCTGCGGGCCGCCACCGCAGACGAAGGATCCACCCTCCAATTCCTCGGCGCTCACCCCGGCAACAGTGCCGTCGACCCCGTGAAGCTGTGGCGGGAATCCCGCAACGTCGTCCTCACCCAGGCACCGGAGATCACCGAAGCCACCGGCGACGGCCGCCCCAACCAACAGGCCACGATCTACCGGGTGACGTGGGAGATGACAGCCTGCTCCCCGTATGTGTGGTTGCCGGCGTTGGAGGTTCCCGTGCAGTGGGATTCGGTTACCTCCCAGCCGGTGAACTGGGTTCACGGCGCGGACTGCGACAAGCCGGAATCATGCTCAACGATGCCGGTCCTGTTCAGTGCGGACTGCGCACCGGAGATGCTGCCCGAAGTGTCCACCCCGCCCCCGGTGTGCGGCGGCTGCCTCCCCGTCGGCGCCCTCGAGTCCTACACGTTCCATCTGCCGGCGATGACCGCCCCGCTGCGCTGCCGCACCAGTGCGGTGTCCCTGACAATCACCAACACCGGCGACGAACCACTATCCCTGCAAGGGTTCTTCGCCCCCGCGACCGCCGACCCCAAATGCGAAGACACCTGGTTCCCCGTCCAAATCAACGGCCTCCTACCCGGGGCCACCCTGAACCTCGACGGGGTGTCGGGCCGGTTCTCCGCACAGTACGGCGGACTGAAACGCCGCCCCATCGGCATAGTGGGAACCCCCACCGGGGCGCCGTGGCGGCCCGCCACCCTCGACCGGTTCCAGGCGTGGGACTTCATCGTCCAAGCCGCCGCCGGCGCCCAGTTCGACACAGTCATCGCCCTCCACGACCGGGAAACCTAGATGATCGTCGGACGGCAAATGGTGTCACTGCACACCGCGTCCGGGGTGCAGCTGTACCAGTTCGCACCCACGGACGTGGACGAGTTGCGGTGGAGCCGCGAACTGTGCGACGTGTCCCGCTGCGACGTGTCCGTCCCCACCCGCCTAGTCGAGGACATCACCCCGTGGCTGCACTGGATCTCCGTGTGGGGCGAAGACGACCAAAGCTTGCTATGGACAGGGCCGGTGCAGAAAGCCACCTACCGCCGCGACTCCACCAGCATCGAAGCCCGCGACATCGGGGCACTCATGTCCCGCACCCGAGTACCCATCACCAAGGCGTGGGAAGCCACCGACCCCGCGTTCATCGCCCGCGAACTGTGGGAAGACATGATCGACCTCCACCGGCTCCGCGGGAAACCCGTTGTGCGCCGCGACCCTTTGGCCGACCCGTTCAACTACCAAACCGTCGCCGACACCCAAATGCTCGACGCCACAATGGACGAACTCGTCAACCTCGGACTGACCTGGACAGTCGTCGCCGGCACCGTCCTCCTCGGCCCCGCCCCCCGAACCTCAATGGCATCACTCGGCCCCGAGGATTTTTTGGACGGCAATCTGGCGTTGGTCCGCGACGGGTCACGGGTGTTCACCGACGTCATCCTCCGCGCCGCCGACTCCAAATCCCGTGCCCGCGTCAGCAATGCCGGGCTGTCACTTCAGACCATTGTGGACGTGGACTCGCTGTTTGGTGTGTCGAATGCTGACCGGGCCACCCGCCAATACCTGAGGTATACCTCAAGAATCCGTGACGCGGTGATCCTCGACGGCTCCGCGATGCTCCACCCCTACGCCCCACTCACCATCGAATCCCTAGTCCCATCAGCACGGGTCACCGTGTCCGCCTACGGGGCACTGTCCCTCATGGAATTACAGTCAATGGAAGTGTCCATGACCTCCGACGGCGCATCAGTCACCGTCGGCCTCGAGGGCGTAGATGACTTCCCACCCGAGCTCGTAAAAGTCACAGACAAGGCCCGCTAGATGGCGACATCGCTCCCCGGCCGGCGGGGCCGCGCCCCCCGCACCGACCCCGAGTGGGCGCGGGAAATGCAACGCCGCCTCGCCGCCCTCGAGCAATCCACCACCCTGCGAATCGGCGACTGGGTGCTATCCGGCACCGACGACGGGCACCTCACCGCCCACACCGCCGAAGGGCGCAGCGCAATCATCACCGGCATCACCGACCAAGGACAGGTCGACGCCCTAACCGCAAAAGTCTCCAGCCTGAACTCCGCCACAGGCCAAACCCAATCAGGATTACAAGACCTCATCGACGCCATCGTCAAAGGCTTCACCGCCTGGACCGGGCAGTCCAACTTCAACACCGACGCCGTGCAGGACTTCTCCAACACCGTCGCCCAAGCTTTGGGCACCCTCGGCACCATCGGGCTACGGCTACAGAAGCTTGAGAACGGCGGCGCCGTGTTGTTAGAGGACTTCGCCACTTACCCCAACGGGACCACGCTGGGCGACAAGTGGTTGCAGTGGGAGACGGGCACCGGTCAGGGGAAGCTAGGCATCAATAACAAATACGCCCAGTACACCTTGTCCTTGGATGATGTGCAGCGCACCGCGTTTGCGCTGCACAAAACGTCGGCGGCGGGCACCCCGCTGCACCGGGTGTCAGCCACAATCTCCACTCCGCAGGACGTATTCGGGCAGGCCGAGAATCTGCTCATCGCCAACGCGAATAACACCACCGACACTGACTACGTGTTCGCTGGCATGACTTGGACGAAGATTCGGCTGGGCTATGTGAAAGCCGGGCAAGTCACCGAGATGATCGGGAAAAACTGGCTCTTCAAAAACGGCAGCACTTATACCTTGGACCGGACCACCGCCAACACGGTGAAACTGTTTGAGAACACCAACTTGCTGTTGGAAGCCAGCAGCGTGGGCGCACCGACCGGCGAATTCGCCGGCTTTGCGATGCGGGCTCCGAATGGGGCCGCTCGCCCCGGCGTTATCGGCAGCTTCGCAGTATTCGACGAGCCGCCTAAACCGGTCAGTCTCTGACAGGTTTTCGTAGCACCCGCGAAACGTAGCCTCTGCCCTGTGACAGCCGCATGGACGGGGCCATCCGTCTGCCTTGATGAGCACCTGGCCGTCGATGATGGTGGGCTGCTGCGGTTAGAGCCGTGGTCGGTGCCCCGCCTTGTCTGGGACACCAAAACAGACTCGATCGTAGATGGACAGCTCAAAGAGACGATCGCGTTGCCCGGCAAACTCATGATCGAAAACAGCGCCCCCACATGGGCGAACGACAGCCCCGTGGATCAGATGGTCCTCATCAGGATCATCCGCAGCTGGAAATCGTGGCTCACATCCAACCCCAACGCGATCCAATTCAGGGACAGGTGGACATGGGCCATTGACCGCGCACCCGCCATCCCCGTCACCACCGGAGTCTTCAACAGTCAATGCGGCTCGGCCATCGACGTCGGAACTAATACCGTTGCGGAGCCCAATCCCGGCCGGCAGTGGATGTGGGCTCCGGTCACGATGGCTGATGAGTGGGTGGGGCCGCTGACACCTGGGCAGCGGATCAATTTGCATTACCGGTGTTATGTGTGGACGCCGCCACCGTGGAGCAACAATGCCAATAAGGCTTCGCCGCAGCATGAAGCGGCCGCGCGCTACACCCGCATCCAACTTCTCGTTTTCCCACAACAAGGAAACGTGGTCGTAGGGTAATGCGATTCCAGCGCGTCGACACGCACCGTAAACGCAGTTGGGTGTTCGGGCCGTATCGCGGTCGTACCCTGTCAATTACCTGGAGGTGGGGGCGGTGATCAAAGCGTGTGTGGCCGAGTTTATGATCGCCGAGCCTGGCGCTATGGGGATGCGCCGCAACTGGTTTCCCAGGATTGTGTCTGAGCGGTTCCTGACCGCCACCAAAGACGGCGAAATCAAGAGGTGCCCCGACCCGGTCACCACCATCGAGGGCGACCTCACCTGGTTCAACAACTCACCCGACTACCAGGAAGTGTTCGTCCAGGTGCTGCGCGCCCCGAGAACCGTTGTCGCACAGAACCCGAACACCGTCATCATTCACGACGCGTGGAGCTGGGCGGTGGGGGAGGATCCGACCGCCGATTACCCGTCGGTTATGCAGGACACGATGGGCGGCAAGTTGCAGATCGACCGCCCCGAAGTCGCACCGAAGGATTTGCAGTTCGCCCGCTTCTTTTACGACTTCGATGCCTCGCAGGCGTGGGTAGCCATCGGCATCGTCCCCTCAATGCAGCTGCTCCACTTCCGGTATTTGGCGGCGTTCCAGACGCCGGGGGTGTGGACAACCCCCTCGGAGTACGAGCCGCGCTGGGAGGCGTCGGCACGCTGGGCAAGGTTGTTGGCGTTCGCCACCCCGGTGGGGTCAATGTGACCTACCCCGATCATTTCACCCAGGTCGACGGGGTGATTGCCCCGCAGCCGTGGATGCAGCTTCGGCGGGTGGCGACCACCTCCACGCCGTCGGTGTCCCGCAGCTACGACCCGCAGGGCGGCAATGCCAAGAACGAGGTTTACCAGACTGTTTCGACGTCGTGGGTGAATAAGACGCCGTTGACGCAGTGGGTGTATGGGTTGGTGCATCAGGGTGGCAGCGCGGTCAGCTTGCAGGCCCGGTCGCGGGGTTATCTTCAGGTGAATCACGGCTTTGAGGTGGGGCCGGCGCCGAAAGCTCCTGCGTTGACTGAGGTGTCGCGGTTCGGTGGTGGGGTTGATACGGGCATGGGTGGGTTGTTGGCCACGGGCACGGATTACGCCATCCACTCCGTGCGCAGCCATTCCACCAGTGTGCCGTTGATGCCGCAGCTGACCGGGTGGAAAACCGTCAAGCCGGGGGAGAAAGCCACCGCCACCGTCGAAGTCAGGTTCATCTCCGAGTTCTGGGAAAACACCACGATCACCGGGGGTAAGACGAACACCGACTGCACCGTGTTGGCGGGGGAGCTGGGCCTGGACCTGTTCGCGGTGCCGCAGATCGCCGCGCCGCCGCCCCGGAAGATCCCGACGGTGTTCGCGTCGGTGACGGGGATGGAGATCGGTAAGCCGGTGACGGTGGCCGCCCCGGCCGGGTTGAAGGTCGGCGACATGCTGGTGGCGATCTGCGGCAATCAGTGGGGTTCGTCGTCTGACATCACCCCACCGGACAGCACCTGGTCGTTGATGCTCAGCGTGAACGACCAGTTCCTGGGCGGGTTCAACGGCACCCATCTGCGGGTGTTCCTGAAGCCGGTGGTGGCGGGTGAGCCGGCGTCGTACACGTTCGGTAATCCGGCGTTGGCTGAGGGGATTGTGCATTTGATGGTGTTGCGGGACACCGCCCCGCTGACCGGTGACATTGATGCGAGCGGTTGGCAGGTGGCGTACACCCGCACCAGGTGGGCGAAGTCGGGGCAGATGCACACAGCGCCGTCGATTGGGTCGAATGGGCAGCTCCTGGTGTGCGCCAGCTTTTACGGGCGCACCGATAACCCGTTGGATCTGATTTTGGGTCCGGAGCCGGGCACACAAACGTCGCCGCCGGGGATGACGACGTCGGTGGATAAGAACGGGTTGTCATCGTCGATGAACGTGGCTTACCTGTTCAGCCCACCGAATCCGACGCAGGCACGCATGTTCAACTCAGTCCCGCGGGCGTACTTCTCCGACCACTCGATCAGCGTGTCGATCCTGATACCGGGACTGCAACCGATCACCTAACCCCGTAGGAGCCTCGTAGATGTACTCCCCCCCTCCCGGGTATGACGACATGGCCGGTGACGCTGAAACCGCCCCGTACTCCGACCGCTTTGATGACCTTGATGTCGAGGGTGTGGGCCCGGTGTCGGCCCGCCGCCCCATGCCCAACGCCATCCCCGCGCTGGCATCAGCCGCCAACTCCAAGATCGACGCCCAAGCCAGGGTCGACTACCTGGTGCTGTTCGTCCGCAACCACCTGGCACCCGGTGAGCTGGAACGGATCTACCACGGAATGATTACCGGGGACACCCCCTCCGACAGTGTGGAGAGGATCGCCAGAGCGGTGGCGACGTGGGGCACCGCCCGCCCTACATTGCCGTCATCACACTGAGTGTGATGACGGCTTTTCACTGGCGTACGGTGCGGACGTCGCTGCTGCTGGCCGGGATCGCGGACCCGATGGGTTTGAGGAACATGCACATGCTGTTGGATGCGACGGAGTCGAAGATTCTTGAGTCGATTTCGATGAGCGGGGAGCGCGACGCGGAGTTCCAACGCAGCCAGTTCCTCGACCAGTTGTACTCCCCGGCTAACGATGTTGGTTTGGGTGGCGGTCGCGCCGCTATCCCGGCAGGGTTTGAGCCCGATGAGGTGGATTCCGCATTTGAGGCTTTCGCCGCTGCTACATCAGGTTCTGCCGTCTAGTTTCCTAGAGTTGCGGCTGTGGCCAACGACCTCTTTGTTTCCTACGACAGCGACCGTGAACCTGGCGACCGGCTAGCCCCGGAGGTGGTTGATGAGATCTGCCTGATCTCGGGGTCGGATGAGTGCGGCGGCGGCGGCGGCGGTGCTGACGGCGCTGAGATGAAAGCCAACAAGGGTCAGATCAACGGGTACGCCGCCCTTGACGGCAGCGCCCGCCTCCCGGCTGCGCAGCTTCCGCTGCCGGCCTTGGAGTACAAGGGGACGTGGAACGCGAGTTCTAATACTCCGACGCTGTCCAACGGTTCGGGGAACCTGGGTGACATCTGGCGGGTGAGCACGGCGGGTAACGATCTCGGCTTCCCGGTCGAGGTCGGCGACGTGATCTTCTACGACGGCAACGCCTGGTACAAGCTGGGCGGCGGTTCTGGCAGCGGCGGCGACTACACGTTGCCGGTTGCTACCGCCACGGTGCTGGGTGGTGTGAAGCAGGGCACCGGGGTCACTATTGCTGCGGACGGCACCCTGACCGCCACGGTTAATTCGACCACTTTGGCGAGCTATCAGTTGAAGGCCGAGAAGGGCGTTAACAACGGGTACGCCTCCCTTGACGCTTCGGGGAAGCTGCCGAGTTCGCAGTTGCCGCTGTCGGCCCTGGAGTACAAGGGGACGTGGAACGCGGCGACCAACACCCCGCCGCTGGCGGCTGGTGTGGGCACCCAAGGTGATATGTGGCGGGTGACTGTCACGGGCACGCAGTTCGGTGTGAAGTTCACCGCCGGGGACTTCGCGTTGTTCAACGGAACCTCGTGGGAGACCGCCACGTCGGGCACCGCAGGTGTGTCGACGGTGGCCGGGCTGACCGGGGATGTCGCGGCGGCACCGCTCAAGACCGCTTTGGCGCTGGATCAAGTGGACAACACCGCCGACGCCGCGAAGAACGTCCTGTCGGCGACCCAGTTGACGACGCCCCGCCTGTTGAACGGTGTGCCGTTCGATGGCACGGTAGATATCACGATCCCGGTGGACCAGGCCACCGACGCGCTGTACGAGCGGGTATCCAGCAAGGGTCAGCCTGACGGGTATGTGCCGCTTGATGACCGGAGCATGATCCCGGCACAGTTCCTGCCCGCCCGCGTGGAAACGATGGCCGAGCTTACGGATGTGACCCCGGTTGGTTTGTCGGTGGGGACCGCCGTGGATGCGACTGCGGCGCGGAACGCCATCGAGGCGGTCAGCGATTTCGATCCGCGACTGGATGACAACCGGATGCCCATCGACGGGAGTGTGACGACGCAGAAGTTGGAGGCGTCGATCGCTACGACGGTGGGTGCGTTGCAGTCCCCGTATTTCGGTACGTCGACTACGGGTGTGCTGAATGCGGATAACGGCACAAACCTGACGTTGAAGAAGACCGCGTTCGGTGTGCGCCCCTACACGCTCACGGAGAAGCCGTTCTACGGGATTCAGATGAACGCCGACACATCGGCGAACTTGCTGCGGCTGGGTGGCGGGTCGACAGTGGGCCGTGCGGCCACTCAGATCGAGTTTTACACGGCGGCGAACAACACCACCGACACGGGGACGCGGTGGGCGCGGATCACCGGCACGGGCGACACGTTTTTCTATGGCGTGCAGCTCACTGTGGGTGATGCCGCCGCGACGGTGACACAACAAGTGGTGGTGAACTCCGGCCCTACTTCTTCCTGCGATTTAACCTGGGCTACCGGGTCTTTGGGGCGGTGGTCGCTGCGGGCTGATGCCACACCGGAGACCGGTGGTGATGCCGGTTCGGATTTGGTGTTGTTGCCCCGCACGGATGCGGGTGTTCCGAAGCCTGAAGTTATGCGGTTCGCCCGTGCTACTGGGGCGGTGAAGTTCTCCACCGCTACGGAGTTCGCCGGTACCGTGACAATGGGCGGCAGCGTTACGGCCAGCTACCTGACCCTGAACCAACCCGCAAACGGCGGGCTGTGGCTTAGCGCCCCGACGGGTGATGCGTCAAAGATTTACGCCAAGGGTGGGACCGGGGTGCTGTACCTGGACGCCTCGGCGGGGGTGCAGATAAACGGGGTTCCGGTGGTGACCACGACAAGTGTGTCGTCGATGTCCAACAAGACTCTGCTGGACCCGACGATTGCCGCCACGTCCGGGTCGACGGCCTGCAAGTTCACGGCGGCGATAACAACGGGTAACTACGTCCAGATCACCGGCACCGCAACGGGCAGCGGCTTTGTAGTAATTGCCCCGGCGGGGTCGGACACCAACTGCAACATGTCGTTTAACCCGAGGGGTGCGGGGTTGCTGACCACCAGGGTTGATGCGGCGATATCCCCCACCGGGGTGGAGATTGCCTCCGCGCGGGTCGGTGTGAAAGTTGATGCCCCGCCGCTGAAAAACTCCCCCGGTCAGCCGGGGCAGTTCGCGGTGGGAACGGATGGAACCTCGTACTGGCTTTACATCTGTGTGGCTGCCAGCGTATGGATGCGCTCAGCGGCTTTGTCAAACAACTTCTAAGGAGAACCGGAATGGCTTTATACGACGAGGTTTTCGCCGACATGACCGCGAAGATGAACGCACTGATGGAGGTCGTCGCGGCGCACCCTGAGATTCAGGACGAGGTCCGTGCGGCGTGGACCGCCGAGCCGGAAGAAGTGCTGGTCGATGACCCCACCGACCTTGCACGGGCTAACGCCCTGGATTCGGTTCTGCGTAACGCCGAGCAGGTCGTGGGAATCCAAGACGTTGACGCCATACCGGGTGAGTCCAGCGCAGAGCCCGATGCGGTGTGAAGTATCAGATTTATGACCCGGTGATCGAGCCGGGGATGGTGTTCGACGCGTGGGACAACACGGTAGGGCAGAACTACGCCTCAAACCCCACAATCGTGTGGTGGAAAGGTCTTTGGTACTCCGCGTTCGATGCGACACCGGGGTTCGTGGAAAACGCCGCATTCCAACACGTTTGGATGCGGACCTCCGCAGACGGGGTCACATGGTCGGAGCCTTTCAAGCCGTTCCGCGACCCCGCGCACTGCACCAACCCGATCATCGACACCGGGGGAACTGGGTCCGATAAGGACATGCAGCCGTGCCTCGTGGTAGTCGGTGACGAACTGTGGTGCGCGTGGAATGTGCAGGGCTTCTACTCCGCTGCGTACCTGTCGAGGCTCGCCGCACCCGACCAGCCGTGGACTAATCACCGCTTTCAGTTCGTAGGGGACAAGGCTTCCACCAACTCTGAAGTGGTGAACGGCCCCGCCCCCGCTGGCACGTCGCTGAACGCCGCGTTCGACGGGGTGTCGGATTGGGTGGCGTTCTTCACCCATCCACCTGTGGTGCTGAGCGACAACACCGTGCTCATCACGTTGGTATACCTCAGCTATACGGCGTTCTCGCAGACGAAGCCGCCGGGGTCCAACGACTTCTATGCAATGCGGAAAGTCGCCGCCCTGCTTCGCACCACCACGGCTGCGGACACCTGGGAGCAGACCAGGATTGATCCCGGCAGTTACGCCGACTGTCAGGCGTGGGAACCGTTCGTGGTGGAGAACCCCGCCGATCATGTGCAGTTGTTTGTGCGGATGATGGAACCGAAGACCAACGAGGACGCGATGGCGACCGCCGCCAGCTACGACCGTGGTGTGACGTTCCCCCCGCTGAAATCCTCCAAGATGTTGGTGGCTGACGCGCGAGGGTTCTCCGCGAGGCTGTCGCCCAACCGTTGGCTGATGGCACATTGCGATTACCCGGCGAAGTCGGGCCGCAGGAACGGTTCCCTGTTCCTCTCACGCAGGGGCGGTAACGATTTCATCCCCGGCGTGGGCTTCACCGGAACCGATCCGATTGTGTCGTACCCGCACTGGGGTGTCGGGCCTGACGGGAAGATTCGGGTGGTGTACGGCTCCGGTGTCGACAACCAACGCAAGTCGATCAGGTTGGCGACTATTGACCCACCACCGTCTGACGATGTGGCGTTGGTGTCTCCGCGCAGCCTCACCACGGTGATGTCCTCGTCGGTCAGCAGCCCGACAACCAGCCAAGGACCGCCCCCGTACTACGCCTTCAATGGGCAGCGGAACCTCAAAGGTGTCACCCCGGTGACCGCCGCTACGGGGTGTGTGTATGCGGCGTGGGTGCGCCCGGAGTACGCGGGTTCCGTCATCATCGACGCCCGCAAATCCAACTTCGGCGGCGGGCTGGTTCTCACCTCTGGGTTCAACACTCACGGGTTGTCGTGGTCGTCAGGTTTCGTCCCGAAGAAGCAGGACTACTTCGTCGCCGCCGTCATCGACAACACCGCGAAAACCATCACCCAGTACCTGGGTGACGGGGCTGCGGCGTTCACAGTGAAGACCGCGCATTTCAACTGTGTTCGGTTCGCCGCCAACACGGCCAACGGGGACACCCTGACCGTTGACGGCACCACCTTCACGTTCCGCACCTCGCCGTCAGCGGCGCAGGATGTGCAGATCGGTGCCACCGCGAACGCGACAATCACCAACCTTCAAACGAAGCTGACCTCCGTAGGGGTGCCCTCCGGTTGGGTGACGGGTGACCGCCTGGTGATGACCCACACCGCCGCAACCCCGGTCACCGTTACTTCTGGCTCCACCGCCATCACCATCGAGGGAATGCCGCTGGACGGCGGTGTGATGAACGTCGGCTACAAGTACGCACTTGCGTCGAATGCCGTCGGTTGGGACGGCAAGATTTACGACGCCAGATTCCACAACACCGCACTCACCGAAGCCGGAATCAAGGCGCTGTACAACGCCCACGCAAGCGACTTCGGGTACACCCCGATGACCGGGGCAACCACACCCGGCAACGCCTCGATAGTCGCCGACCCGGCCACCCCCAACACCGCAGAGTTCCCACCGTTCGCAGACCCCCAACCGGGGCGCTGCGAAACCACCGGCACAACCCTGCGGGTATGGGGCGACGGCTCAGCGTCGGTGGAACTGCCCTACGCGGTGTCACGGCTGACCGTAAACGCAACCCTCGGCGGGGTCGCTGACCGCTATGTCGTGGCGACGTTCGGGTCGATAGCGCAACCCGCCACGCTCACCGTCACCGGCACGAAGGTGTACTGCGGCACAACACCTGTCGGCGACGTTGTCGGCGGGGCCATCACCATCACCGTCGACGTGTACACCGACAAGATCAGGATCGGCGCATTCGAGAAAGCATTCGAGGGGAAACCCCGCGCCTTCCTGGGTCACGCCTGGCCTTCGGGGACGGTCAACCCCGCGCAGTTCATTGATTACGACGTAGCCGCAATGTCCGTGGAAAGGGTTTTACAGCGATGAGAGTTCGACTTCTGAAAGTTGTTGTGCAGCCGGTGTTCGTCGCCGACGACGGCGACACGTTGACTGAGCAGGTCGCTGAGCCGATCACCGTCCCGGCTGCGGGGTGGCAGGACTTCGCGGATTCGTTCGCCGCCAAGGTCGATGAGTTCACCCAAACCGACCAGAATTAGCCGCACCGTCTGAAAGGGGCCACCGTGTCCGACAAGCTTGTAGCCATCAACACCGCCGATCCGCACGGAGCCCAGTTCAACGCCGCTGTGAATGAGGAGATCGAGTTCCTCGTCGGGCAGCTGGGCGGTGTTGCCGGTCCAGCGGGTCCGACTGGTCCTGCGGGGGCAACCGGCCCCGCTGGGGCAACCGGCCCCGCTGGGGCCAAGGGTGACACCGGAGCCGCTGGAGCCAAGGGTGACACCGGAGCCGCCGGGGCGGCGAGTACCGTCCCCGGCCCCGCCGGACCGCAGGGCGTCAAAGGTGACACCGGAGCCGCCGGGGTCAAGGGTGACACCGGCGCAGCGGGGCCGCAGGGCATCCCCGGCGTCGACGGTGCCGTCGGCCCCGCCGGAGCTAAGGGCGACCCCGGCATCCAAGGCGAAACCGGTTTGCAGGGAATCCAGGGCGAGCAGGGAATCCCCGGACTGGGCATCGCCTACAAAGGGGCACTGCCCACCGTTGATGACCTTCCTGACGGTGCCACTCAAGGCGACCTGTATCTGGTTGAAGACCCCGCCCCGGCACACGGATGGGTGTGGGACGACACCGAAGCAGCCTGGATTGATGCCGGTCAGTTGCAGGGGCCGCAGGGCATCCAGGGAACCCAGGGTGTCGCCGGTGTCGCCGGCCCCACCGGGGCCGACGGAGCCATCGGGCCGCAAGGCGTAGCGGGCAAGGACGGGGCAGCGGGAGCCGACGGGGCCGCTGGACCCAAAGGCGACACCGGGGCTGCCGGAACTCAGGGCATCCAGGGCGTCCCCGGCGTCGACGGTGCTGTAGGCCCCGCCGGACCACAGGGCGAGGTCGGCCCCGCCGGGCCGCCCGGCGCTGACGGCACCGGAGGTGGTTCTACCTACACGCTGCCCGCAGCCACGACCACCGTGTTGGGCGGTGTGAAGGTCGGCACCGGCCTGGCCGTGGACGGCACCGGAACCCTGTCGGCCACCGTCGCCACCGGCTTCCTGCCGCTGACCGGTGGAACCATGACCGGGACCATCACCTTGCCGACTACGGTGCAGGGGCTGCTGTTCGGCACGTCCGGCTACAACATCTTCGGTGCTAGCGGCGGTATGGCCATCCGCTCCAACAACACCAACATCGTCAACTTCACGGCTTCTGAGATTGCGGCTTCTAAGCCAATCACCGCTGCGGGAACGGGTGAGGGCGTCCGGTTCGGCAGTGGCGGGCCGTCGCTGTCGAGGTCTGGTACGGCGATTGCTTCGTCGGGTCCGATCACCGTTGCTGCGGCACCCGCCGGCCCCAACGAACTGGCAAACAAGATTTATGTCGATTCGGCTATTGCAACTGCCGGGGTCGCTAACCCTGTTGCCGGCTCTACTGCCGGGTTGACCCTCTGGACAGGCTCGCAATCCGCGTATGACGCTTTAACGAAGGACCCTAAAACCGTATACATGGTGGTTTGACCGTGGGTGCGAGTGTTGGTGGTTCCGCTCTGAGTAAGGCGTTCGTGGGCACTGTTCCGGTTCAGAGGATTTACGTCGGCGCGGACAAGGTGTGGCCCGTTGAGTTGAAGTATCTCAATGGTGGGGCGTATGCAGGTGCCTCCGTGGGGTTCGGTGCTGTGACACCGGGTGATCTGATCGTGTTGATCGCGCAGAGGTTGTCTGCTACTGCTGCCGCCGCCCCGTCTGTTCCTGCCACTGGTGGGACTGTCCCGGTGTGGAATCAGGTGTGGAACTCTGGTTCGGCACCGTTGGCCGCAACGATGGCGTGGGCTGTCGCTGATTCTTCTTCGATGACGTCGGGGACGTGGACTGGCGCGGAGGTGATGACGTTCCTGCATTTCGCTAACGGGAAGTCGGTTGGTGCGTCTGTCGCTTCGTATCAGGCAACGCCTGCGGACAACCTGGGCACTGTGTCTGCGTTGACCCCGCAGCGTTCAGATTCGTTGGTGTTTGCGTATTACGCGAATAACGCAACGGCGGGTGCGTATGTGAAGCCTGCTGCCGGGGTTGAGGATTCTTACGGGTATCTGAACCTGTTTTCCACAACGAAAATGTGCGTGAATCGGAAGGTTGATACGTCTTCGGTTCCTGCGGCGAAGCAGGGTCACGCTGCCTCCAATTTGCATTGGCGGGGCCTCCATTTCGAGGTTTTGCCGAAATAATGCTCAACGTAGGCGGTGCCCCCGCATCCAAGGTGTACGTCGGGTCAACCCCCGCGAAGGCGGTGTACGTCGGCGACGCCAAGGTGTGGCCTCCGGCGGGGTTGTACGCGGTGAACGTGGAATATCTGCCCAACTACGAGGTCAGGTTTACCGCTCGGACCTCATACGCCACCAGTGCCCAAGACAATTTCTTCTTCAACGGCCCCCCGACAGTCTCAGGATTTAACGGCTTCGTCGGGCGCACGTTCACACGGCAGTGGGCATCAGGTGCGGCAATAGAGTGCACCTTGGAGGACTCCTACGGTGCTGGTGGACCCCTGAACACGATCACCGTCACCGTCACCCCGAAGCCGTGATTCCCCGCCCGGTGCTCGCGATGATCGCCGGCTGCATGATGCTCGCCGCCACCTTCGACACCTTCATCATCGGTTCCTCCAACCGCTTCGCGCACGCCGCCGTAGCAGGGTTTGTCTACGGGGCGATCACAGCCATCACCCAAGAAGTTTGGCCAGACCTGTAACCCCTGTTGCACGGCTATTTCGGATGATTAAGCCGTGGCCCAACAGGTACTTACGATCCCGCGACCAGAAATGCTGTACCAGCAAACCGGCTGGTTTTGCGGCCCGGCCAGCGTACAGACAAGCCTCCAAGTACTCGGCCAGTGGATCGAAGAAGACCAGCTCGCCATCGAGATGGGCACAAATGAGGACGGCACCCCATCCATCGAAGTCCTCCAAGCATGTTTGTCCCAACATGCCCACCACGCGCAGTGGGAAGCGGTTTGGCTCAGTACCGACCCACCCACCCCGCAGCAAACCGAGGAGTTCTGGACCCGACTCACAGCGTCCCACGCCGCCGGCTTCGCAGTGCCCGGGAACTGGGTCTCCCCCGAAAACAACCATCCGATAGCTGTCCTCCCCGGCGGGGAGTACACCGGCCAGCAACCAAACTACCGGGGAACGATCTACCACTACGTCTGTTACACAGCCTCGGCTGACGTGAACGGGCAACGCTACGTTGGTGTATCCGATTCGGGATTCAGTGTCGGCCAACCCTATTCGGTGTTCCAGTCCGAATACCAGTACTGGGTGACACTTGAGCAGTGCATGACGCTGATGCCCCCCAAGGGCTACGTTTGGGCGTCCGCCGCACCGATCGGATCCCCGGGCACCCCAACACTTCCCGGGCCTGCGCCGGCACCGGCGGGTGGTGCTACTGCTGATCTGCTGTACCAGGCGATGGGTGGGGCGTTGCCATTGCAACGGTATGCGGAGCTGCTCCCCGCGGTCCTTGAATCGTTGGCGGCTTCCGATTGCACCAACGAGACCCGGGTCGCTGAATGGATGGCGCAGATCGGACACGAAAGCGGTGGGCTCGCTTATCAGGAGGAGATCGCTGACGGCAGCGCCTACGAGGGCCGCGAAGATCTCGGCAATGTCCACCCAGGTGACGGCCCGAAGTACAAGGGCCACGGCTGGATCCAAATTACAGGGTACGAAAACACGCGCCAAGTCAGCGAGTGGGCCTATCAGCAGGGCCACGTCGGTTCACCGACGTATTTCCTCGACTACCCCGAGCAGCTGGGTTCGGACCAATACGCGGGGATGGGTGCGGCGTGGTACTGGACAGTCGCTAGGCCAAAGATCAATGCGATGGCCGATGCCCGCGACCATGATGGCGTTTGTCGCGCCGTTAACGGCGGACTGAACGGCTACGACGATCGTGTGAATCGCTTCGATAATGCGTTGCCGATTGCGGCTAGTTTCCTTCCGGCCAACAATCGGCGGCCGGCACCGATGCCAGCTCCGACGCCGGTACTGGATGCGGCGCAGATGGTGGTTAACCACCTTCCCGGGCCTGCCGCACCCGCACCCGCACCTGCGCCGCCGCCGCCCGCCGCCCCGGCGGCGACGTGCCTCACCGGCCGCCCACACCACCACTCCGAAAATAGCCCCAGCGATCAGCAGCTCCTCGACATCCGTGCAGAAGGCCTAATAACGCAGCGTTTGGTATACGAACTTGCGTTACGCGCAGGGTTGGACGCGGCGGGGCTGTACCAAGAAACCCGGGACTCATTCTGATGATGCCGTGGGATTCCTCCCCCGCCGATCAGATGGTCCCCGATGTTCCGGTGATCGCCCGAAACCCGGCCACCGGGGAACAGGTCCGGGTCAATGTGTCAGCGGCCCTACGCGAAGCCATCAAAGCGGCGATCACCGAAACGGTGGCCGGCACGATGGTTTCGGCGTTCGCCGTTGAGCACCCGAAAGCCGTGACGGTGGCTTACCGGCTGACCGACCGAACCCTGATGCACGGCGCGGCTATCGACCTCGCGGTGGCTGCGGCGGCTGTGGTGGCCACGATCCTGTCACCGGACTCCACATTCACCGCCGCGATGTGGGTGGTCACCGCCGTGTTAGCGGTGAAAACCTTGGTGCAGGCCTCGGTGAGTTACGCCGTGGAGCGGGTGGCGTCGTGAGAGTGGTGTGCGCGGCGTGCCTCCTGCATTACGCGGACCTCGAGGATTCGTTGCCGTTCGCCGAGAAGATCGTGTGGTCCGATTCGTTGGCGGAGTGGCACGGCCCGAACTGCACTGCCACCCGCGACGAACACCAGGCCGCCCTACAGATGATGCAGGCGGTTGAGGCGGTTGAGGCGTCTTGAACCTGAAGGAGATTCCGCCGCACACGTTGATCACCGGGGTGGTGGCTGTCGCCTGGCTGGGCAGCTTCGGGATCAGGGCGGTGGTCCCCGACTTCGCGTTGGGCACCGCCGCGGATGCCCTGATGACGACGACGGTGGGCTACTGGTTCACGGCGCAGAAGCGGGCCGGTAAGGGTGATGGTGGCGGGGATTTGTTGGGCGAGTTGGTGAACAAGAACGTGTTGCCGATGATCGCGGGGGCGTCTCCCCCTCCGGCCGGCCCCACCCCACCCTCGGCCACCCCGCCGGCACCACCTCGGCCACCTCAACCACCACCACCATCGACAACTAAAGGGGGTTTGCCGTGGGGTTCCTAAGTCCTGGCACCGCCGTCCTCATCGGCGTGCTGATCTTGGTTTACGGGCTGCTCATCGGCGGGACGTGGGTGACACGGCATGACGGGAAACTGTTTGACACCATCTCAGCCGTCGCCATGCTGGTCATCGCCGCGGTCGTGGCGTGCCATTTGGTGATCGTGGGCGCCCGGCAGGCTGAGGCGTTCCAGAAGGCGCGGGACCGGCTTAACTGTGTGGCTGTCCAGCTCGACGCGGTGCGCGTCCAGGCCCCGATGCCGGAGTGCAGTGTGAAGTGGGACGGCGGCTGAGATGTTGCGGGCCGCTGTCACTGTGATGTTGGTGGTGGCGGGTGTGTGGGTGGCCGCGCCCGCCCACGCCGGCTGTGACTATGCGTCCCGCACGGTCACTTGCGACGGCCGATACCGCCCCGACGGCAGCTACGCGATCTGCTCGCTGCATGTGAAGTTGTTGGGTGGGGCTGAGGCGGATTGTGTGCGGGTCTGCCCACCCGTGGCGGGGCAGGTGGATCCACGCCCGTTCGTGGAGGGGCGGCCCTGCTAGGCGGGCGCGGGTAGGTTGCTGTCCGTATGTGGTCGGCATCACGCATTACTCAACTTGCATCGCGTGATGCGTAACGCTAATGTCGTTAGTGTTAGAGAAACCCAACGAAGGGAACCGACCATGAAGAAGACCATCACCGCGACTCTGATCGCCGGAGCAGCAACCGCCGCCCTCATGGGTGCCGGCACCGCCAACGCTGACGTCTACGACGTCGCCTTTGTCACTGTCCTTGAGAAGCGCGGCATCACCGCCACAAGCGACGCCAGCCTCATCCGCTTGGGCCACGCCGCATGCGTCAGCATCGCCAAGGGCTTGAGCCCGGTCGCCGTCGCCAAGCAGCTCTACGCCGGCTCCGAGTTGAGCCAAAGCGAAGCGGGCTACTTCGTCGGCGCATCCATCAGCGCCTACTGCCCCCAGTACAGCAGCCTCACCGACTAGAACCGCGATGGGTTTGACGGCATCTACGAAAACGGCCGCGGAGCTGTGAACTCCGCGGCCGCCCACGATTCCAAGATTGAAGTACTACTGGTGAAGGTGGACAAGAAATGACGGCTCGCATCACGCAACGCGCTACGATTGAGGGCATGGAAGATGACCTCATTGGAACCTTGGAGGCCACCCGGATCCTTTCGGTGGACAAAACGACCATCACAAGGTGGGTGGCGTCGGGCAAGCTTGTGCCGGCCATGAAATTGCCTAAGGTCAACGGCGCATATCTATTTCACCGCTCCCAGGTGGAAGCCCTTAAAGACAAGTAGTTTG